CGACTAAGGTGAAGGAAGAAGTAGAGTACTTAATCCAGCACGACGTTGAGTGCATACAATGAAAATCCTTTTAATCGCAATGGCCATGGTTTGCTCTAGCTTTACGCTAGGGCATTCCATGTCTCCTTCAAGCCAGGTAGTACAAGCGATTGGCAAATATCACGAGGAAGCATACACAATCCGAAACGACTACCCTTTCCCAGCAGTGTTTGAAATATTTGTTTGGGAAAAAGATCGGACTGAGTCGAACGATTGGAGAACGATAAAAAAGATTTATAAATTGCTTCCAAATTCGAAAAGACATGTTATAATAGAATTCAAGGCCACAGAGCAGAAGAAGCTCTTGGTATGTTCACGGTTAATAGGAGTTGGAAAAGATGCAAAACAAACTGACATTCGTAGTACTATTTGTTCTAGGCTTATCGTCAATAGCGCAAGCTGAAGAGCGAGTTCAAATCCAGAACGCATTTGGTAACAGCTGTAGCTCAGATAAGAGCTCAGGTAAATCTTTGGAGTTCAGCACTCAGATCGACCCTTTTACCCAGACTGGTAGCATGCGCATGGCTTACAAGATCGAGCTAGGTCGCGATAATAGTCGAAGCGTTAACTGTGTTCAGATGTACGATAACTCGCTTGCGATGGAAGCGATTGAGCTACGCAAGGCACAGATCGAACTGACCATCCTTGAGCGCAAGTTGATCCAGGGTAACAGCAGCAGCTCCTATGGCGACGACTGGTAGCCACTAACTAACTAAAGGAGAAACCATATGAAGCTAGTATTTGACCTGGAGACCAACGGTCTGCAGCCTGACACTATCTGGATGATTGCAGCAGAGGACCTGGAAGGTAATAAGTATTTCTTTACAGACCACGAAGACGGTTACCCCTCACTGCTCTCAGGTATTAAGTTACTAAAGCAGGCTGATACTCTTATCGGGCACAACACAATCTCTTACGACTTTCCGGTCCTTAAGAAACTAATGGGCTGGGAACCTACCACCCAGAAGCTCGTCGACACCATGCTCCTTTCCCAGATGAACGACTTCGAGCGCCCTCAGTTTGCCCCTTTCGCCAAAAGCGCATTCTCAGGCCTTCATAATATGAAGATCTGGTCTAAGTTCCTGGGGGGCGAAGAGAAGCACGAGGATCCTTCCTGGTTGGAGTACTCTGTCGAGATGCGAGAGCGCTGTATCTCCGACGTATCAATCAATGTCAAGATGTACCGCTATATGATGCAGGAGGTCCGAGCTATCCGCGAAGACTCTAAGCCATACGGCCAGGCTATTAAGCTCGAGCACGAACTGGCTCTGGCTATGGCGGACCAGGAAGCCAACGGCTGGCTCATCGACCAGGGGTCCGCAGCAAAGCTCCAGATGCATTGTGAAGTCGAGATGGCGAAGATTGAGCTGGAGGTTGAGCCTATGCTTAAGCCCCGCAAGATCTACCTGGACAAGGAACCCCGAGAGGCTAAGCGCCTGTTGAGCGGTGCCTGGGATCGGGTAACTCGCGACTGGTTCGGTGATAAAGAAGTGGTAAGCCCTTACCAGCGTTTTCGTGTAGTAGATATGAAGCTCGGCAATAACGAAGCCGTGATCGACCTACTGCTCGACAATGGCTGGGTGCCTACCGAATGGAACTGGGGTAAGACTGAAGAGGGTAAGTTCTTTAAGAGATCCCCCAAACTAACGGAGGACAGTTATGAAAGCATCGAAGGCGATCTTGGTAAGTCTGTCGCTATGTGGCGGACTTTACGCTCACGCAGAGGATTCATCCAGGGCATCTTTAAAAACATCCGCGCTGACGGCAGACTGTCGTGTCGCGCTTTTACTGTTGGCACCAACACTTTCCGATGCAGACACGCAGGGATCGTTAATGTACCCGGACCGTATGCAGTACTTGGCCAGGAAATTCGCAGTCTGTTCAGCTCAGCTCCCGGAAGGTCTATTGTTGCAGCAGATTCGGACGGCAACCAACTCCGAGCAATGGCGCACTACATTAACAACGCTGAGGTTAGCCACGCAATTGTAGCTGGGTCTAACGAGGACGGTACCGACATCCACACCCGCACAGCTAACCTGGTTGGCGTCTCACGTCCTATAGTCAAGAACCTGACCTATGCCCTTATCTTTGGGGCTGGTGATAGTAAGCTAGGTGAGACCGCAGGCATGAAGAGCGAAGGCGCAGCACTCCGTACCAAGATGGAGGGTGCATATGGTGGCCTGAAGCAGTGTGTGGACCAGCTCAAGTACCAGTGGATGGTAAACAAGCACACCCACGGGCGTGGATTCATCTATGGCCTGGACGGCCGTAGGGTCTACTGTGAGGAGTTTAAGTGCTTCAATGCCCTACTGCAGTGCTTCGAGGCTGTGACCTGTAAGGCGGCTTGTGTGGAGGCTGAGCGTATGATTAAAGAAGAAGGCCTGGACGCTAAGATCATTGCATTTTACCACGATGAGCTTAACTACGATGTCGCGGACAAAGATGCAAAAAGAGTAGGTGAGATCCTCGAGTACGCTTTGGGTCCCTATGTAACCAAGAAGTATAATTTAAACATCGCAATGGGCGGAACTGCTCAGCAGGGAAACACCTGGTACGATGTTCACTGATAAGGAGAGAGGTATGAAAGTATTAATCGACGCAGATGTTGTGCTGTACCTGGCAGTCTCCAGGAACAAAGAGGAAACCCTAGAGGATGGCATTCGACACTTTGAGGGCGTTATAAAAGATGTCCAGGAGCACCACTTCGTAGAGCCTGAGGATGTTGAGCTGTACTTCTCGAGTGACGGGGAGAACTTCAGGAAGAACGATTACCCAGTTTACAAATCAAACCGCAAGGGCAAAGAGCCCCCGCCATTTATGAAGGAGATAAAGAAACACTTCATGGATACGGATAGTAGAGCAGTTGGAAGCCCCCGTGGCGAAGCCGACGATTACCTCCTAATCAGGGCCGCTGAGCTCGAGGAGAAGGGGGAGCGGTGGGTAGTAGCGACTGTGGACAAAGATTTGATGACTATGCCTGGCAGGTTCTACAATCTACGCACACAGGAGTCCCTCTCTAAGACCGATAGGGAAGCCTACACCTTTATGGTCCAGCAGTTTGTAATGGGGGACTCCGTAGATGGTATCGGAGGTCTCAAGGGCTGGGGCAAAGTAAAAACAACTAAACTAATCAACGAGAAGGAGACGGTATATGCCAACTTCGAAAAAGCTAAACAAATCTGGGAAGAAAACTACGGCCAAGGTTGGGAAGAAAAGTTCGACGAAACGGCAAACCTTGCTTTCATTAGGCGACGTGAAGTCGATCTCCTCCCATTGGAATTTCACAAGATGTCGCCAGAAGGACTCTGTTCCCTGCTTCGGCTTCCTGTATCTGATTAAGGAGTTAGACACCGGGATGTACTACACGGGCATGAAGTACTGCACTACGACAAGCAAGCCCTGGCAGTACTACATCAGCAGCAGCAAAGAGCTGGTGGACCGCATCGGAGATTTCCCAGGGGACTACCTGGATAACTACGAGTTCCACTTCCTGGTAGCATGTGCCAACCGCAGCCAGACTAGGATGGCCGAGATGCATCTACAGTTCCAGTTAGACGTTATCCATGACCCTCTATGCTACAACAGGCACATAGGCGGGATGATGTGGGCTGGCGCGTCTAAGCTGTCCCAGGAGACCCGTAAGAAGATCTCAGAGTCCATGGGCGGCGCTACTATCATAGCTACCCATCAGGTCACAGGGATCCAAAGGGAGTTCGAGGGTGCCACTCAGTTGGAGTTATCGGGGTTTGATAAGGCTCACGTGTCCAAATGTATCAATGGGATCCGAAAGACCCACGGCGGTTACACCTGGGCATGGAAAGATGTGTTATGCTAAACTTTATCTTTAACATCCCACGAATGCTTTTGCTGTGGACCGCAGTGGCTTTAATGGCGGTAACCTGCGGGATTATCTACATTCTCCACCTCATCATTAGAGCATTAGTACACACTAAGAAGTAAGAAACACCCCATCTAATCGGTGGGGTATTTTTATTTAAAATAAATGAAATAAAGTGTTGACAGGGTTCCCCCAGGGTGTATACTAGGGGACATAACTAACCAGGAGAACGAATATGAAAAACCTAATCTTAGCAGCGTCCCTATTAGCCCTTACAGCTTGCGGAGGCGGCGGTGGTGGATCTACAGCCCCTACGGCTTCAAAGCCCGCCACGGTACAACCAACTGCGCCTAAGCCTGCACCTAAGCCTGAGCCGACGTGTGGCACTGGTGAGTCTATGTACGCCGGAGAGTGTACAGTCGACTTCCAGGTAACAGTGCTTAACACTGATATCTACAAATCAGTAGACGGAAAGAAGTCGCACGGAGAAGAAACTGGTGAAATATTCGATGAAGTATTTGCAGGCGCAAACACAAAGTACTTAACTCACATACGAGAGGAAAGCGTAATCGGCACTGCAGAGGGTAACGTAAACCTGCACAGCCTACGCAATCAAGCGGCCGAGCCTATCGACATTCTTTGGACGGCTCACGACAACATAAGTACTCGCGCAGAGAACACGCTGCTTAAAATGCAAGAGTTTTCGCAGGAGATCCAAGATAGAGATATTTTAGTTATCTATAGCCTAGACAACATTACAGGGCAATCCTCAAGCAATACCTGCGACAACGACTTATATAAATGCGAACAAATTGCGCAAGAGCTTATTACAAAAGAAGAGACTAAAGCGCAGTCTATCGCCGCTGCAGCTATTACCGGAAAGATGCATGGAGTAGATAGTAAAGGATTTGCTGTTGAGTTAGCCCACGCAGCGATCGACAAGGACGGTAAGTTTATGCCAGAAACGCTGTTTATCCCTGAGGTCCAATGGACTTCGTTTGCAGCGGCTAAGCTAGGTGCGTATGCTGCTAAGCTAAAGTTCTACCTTAATAACGAATGCCACTGCGACGTGTCAGCGATTGAACTTCACGATGCTCTAATGGGTGAGTACTCCATGGATCGGGATATGAGATTCAGAAGCAGCAACCTGGAGACCACCACAATTTCTGTTAGAGTGCTTGACGTAAATAAAATCGATAAGCTAGTGAAATAAGTATTGACAAGGTTCTCCCAGTGCGTATAATAGAACCTATCAAGACAGCAACCAACCTCGGAGAAAACTTATGAAAACAATAATACTAGCAGCAGCAATACTGGCCACCACGGGATGCTCACAGATTGATGCGCTCATGGGGATGCCTGTGATAGATGTCCCCAGCTTTATACACGAGGACGGGACGCCCTGGAGTCCACATGAAATTGAGATCTACGCCAGGGGCCTGAATCAAATCATGCTGCCCCAGATATACTGTGGGTCCAATGGTTACTGTGTATTCTACTAGGAGAATTAAGTTATGTATGGAATGAGAGAAGCAATGCTGCGAGACCTATCAGACGACGATCTAAACGAATTGCTATCCAGCGTCGATGTAAGCCCCTTCGAGTACCATGAGGCCCGTAGCGAAGCCGACAGGCGCTCTGAGAGGGTCCAGGTAGAGAAGACAAGTAAGCCCAGGTTTACCTATGCGACTAATATGATGACAGGAAAAGATTTTTAAAAACAACCTAACCGGAGGTATCCGAATGAAAACATGTAGCAAATGTAAAATTAGTAAGGGTCCTTCGGGGTTTAGTAAGAAGAAGGCTGCAAAAGATGGGTTGCAAGCACAATGTAAAGCTTGTACCGCCGGGTACAACAAAGCAAACCGCGAGTCTATTGCGGCTAAGCAGGCCGAGTGGCGCCAAGAAAACCTCGAGTCTATTGCGGCTTGTCAGGCAGAGTACCGCAAAGAAAACCGCGAGGAACAGGCGGCTTATCAGGCCGAGTGGTACCAAGAAAACCGCGAGGCGGAGGCAGCTAAGAGTGCCGAGTGGGCCAAAGAAAACTCTGACAAGTGCAGAGCGTACGCCACCAAGCGTAGAGCCGCAAAGCTCCAGCGCACTCCTGCGTGGGTAGACTTTGAAGCTATTGAAGCTATCTACACCGAAGCGAGACGCCTAGAATCCTTCGACGGCATTCCGCGCCACGTGGACCATATAATCCCTCTGCAGGGTACTACAGTTAGCGGCTTCCATATTGCAAGCAACCTTCAGATCCTCACCGCACAAGAAAACC